TCCAAGGTTAGCAAGAGTAATTTCGGATACCCTAGCAGCATTCAGTGATATCATACCGCTAAGATCACCGTTTGAAATCGGGTGCATAGCCTCATTGTCACTCAGGGCGCATATAGCCGAGTTCATATAAGCCGGAGGGAGGGTTTGTGACTGATCATGTTCATAAAGCCTGAAGTCCCCAAATCTCACACCTTCTAAGAAAGCTAACCCACGTGGCTTTAGATACGCCCATAAATTTTGAAAGTCGAGTCCATAATTTCCTCCTGAAGCCGGATAGTCCCCTCTCACGGGCTTATATTTACTCCACTTGTTCACGTTGACGTGAGACCCAAGCGCAAATACAGCGTTAACGGATGCTAATATTGTATTCCTTACAATTCCGGTTTTTATATTATCGTTTAGCAATGCCATTTTCCAGTCTCCTTATTTTAGTACTTAATTCCTTGACAGCCTGAATAAGAATCGGTACAAGCTGAACATAGTCAACAGATTTATAATCTGTATAAATCGAGTGAACGAAACTTGGAAGAACAGCTTCTAGTTCTTGAGCAATAACTCCGTATTGAATCGAATCATCCTTACAGGCATTCAACCCTTTTGCTTTCTCATTCCAATAAAATTTAACCGGATTGATTTCACCTATTAAGTTAAGAGCCTCAAACTCTTCGATGTTTTTCTTTAGCCTTTTATCTGATGAGTAGTATGCCGTAACCTCTCCTTTTACTGTAAGATTTCCCGTTGTATCTAGAGACATCTTGACCCCAGTGGCTTCCGTGCCTGTCACAAATTGAAGTGGGATAGAGGTGTTTCCGACACTAATAAATGCCTTAAGGTTGTTTCCCCCGAAGGTCAGTAACGAGCCTTTCACTAGTGATTGCCCACAATATGTTGCCGTACTTGCCGTTCCCCAACTGTACATTCCTATTTGCGATCCACTGTTATCCATCCCTGCTAACAAAACAGACCTTGCAGATGTCCCTGTAGTATTACTGTTCTGAACCTGAAACACAACGTCACCATTCTCATTTTTTGTCAACGCAAATTCTCTTGCATTCGGATTACTCCCGATAGAGACGTTCCCGTATAGCGTTGTGTCTCCATTACCGTAGAAAATAGCTGATGTTACAGGTGTACCTAAAGACCTCATGCGGATTATCATGTTGTATCCATCATCGTCATTTAAGCTATCAATATATGCGTGACCCGAAACAGTGTCTATATAAGTTTCAATCCCAAGGTCTGCGTAACTAGCTTTAATCCTTCCGATTACGTTTAAATTTCCTGTGAATATAGGATTAGTAAACATTGTAGCCTTGCTCTCATTTGTCACATTTCCAAGACCTACCATTGATGCTGTAATCCCCGATACCGTGCCTGTAAAAGTAGGGGATGCGAGATTTGCTTTGAGATTTAATGCGGTCTGTGTAACGGTTGAGATTGGTTTTAACAGATCGGTTGTATTATCGACATTAGCTAACCCAACCATTGACTTAGTAATACCTGATACAGTACCAGTAAACGTCGGAGAATTTATATTTGCCTTTAACCCGATATTTGTACTTACTGTCGTTGCAAAATTCGGGTCATCCCCTAGAGCGGCAGCTAATTCGTTTAAAGTGTTAAGCGTAGTTGGAGAAGAGTCCACAAGACTGGCTATCGCAACATTGATAGCCGATGTAGTCTCGGCTTCAGTATAATATCTTTCGTCGTGATTGTGTTCAGCAGCAGAGATCACGTTTGGCAATATCTCTAACTGCCCTCCTGTATTCACGAAGAAAAAATCAGGATCGTACATGACACCGCCTATAGAGGTAGCTGTTGCCACCGGCATAGAATCCCACCATGATGTCGGGGCTGTCCCTTGAAATGCGCTTATCTCGCCATTGGCTACAATATTTCCTGTAACTGTAAGAGTTGTTCCATCCCAGACGAGTTTACTGTCTCCTTTTTGAGTATCAGCATCCGTCCAAATAGCCAACTGGTTTACTTCAGGGATTCCTGAGATGTCGGGGACATTCGTAATTCCATAACCTGCTTTGGTTGTTGGAGTGGAAGTAATGGTACTCCATGCTTGATTGTGGGCTGACGGAGAATAAGTAGAAGGTGTACCAGTGATAGTGCTCCAAGCTTGAGTGTGTGCAGCCGGAGTGAATGTGGACGGAATTCCAGTCAGTGAAGAATATACTCCATTGAAAGAATCTGTAATTCCATACCCAGCTAAAGTAGTAGGTTTTCCGGACGTAATATCTGCCCATGAATGCGCATGAGAAGAAGGAATTAAAACACCTGCTTTAATCTGAAATATTCCACCAATTGTTTCAAACTGTGTACCGTTATATCTTATTCCTCCAATCGCATCTGCAGTAGCAAGAGGCATACTATCCCACCAGCTTGTTGGAGCTGATCCTTGAAATGCGCTTACTTCGCCTGTAGCTACGATGTTACCCACAACGAAAAGATTGGTTCCGTCCCATTTTAAATTAGGGTCTCCTTTCTGTGTATCGAAATCCGTCCATATAGCTATCTGATTAACCAAAGGTGTTCCGGATATATCCGGCACGTTTGAAATCCCGTATCCCGCTTTTGTCGTAGGTGTTCCCGTAATAGTACTCCATGCTTGGTTATGAGCCGAAGGGGTGAACGTTGTGGGTATTCCTGTCAAGGATGAGTACACTCCGTTAAAAGCATCAGTTATCCCGTATCCAGCCAAGGTTGTTGGTTTTCCGCTTGTAATATCGCTCCAAGAATGCTCATGATCATCAGGAATAAGAACCCCGCTTAAAATTTCAAGTTGACCCGATACATTTATCTGAAAGAAATCGGGACTGTATTTAATGCCCCCAACAGAAGTATCTGAGGCAAGTGGCATAGAATCCCACCAACTACCTGGAGCAGAACCTTGAAAGGCTGAAATTTCTCCCGAAGCGATAATATTTCCGGATATCGTTAAAGTAGTACCGTCATAAGTCATTCCAGGAAGACCTTTTATGCTTAGCGGAGTACTCCATATAGCGATTTGGTTAAGCTCCGGAGTACCGGATATTAAAACATCTCCCGTTCCTGTACCTCCTCCGCCCGCTACGATCAGTTCAATTATCTCGGGATGCTCATGACTGATAAGTGCATATCTAGTATCATGCAGATGTGTTACAGGAGAATAAACCCCTGTATGCAGATGATCGGGAGTAGCATAAACTCCAGTATGAAGATGCCCCAAAGGAGAATACAAAGAAGAGTGTGTATGTCCTGTAAGTGAATAACGTCCGTCATGATGGTGATCAACCGCAGAGAAAAGATCAAATACAGACTCCTCTCCTATAAATAATTCTGTAAGTCCGTTTGCAGATTCCAGCATATCTGATACCTCTTGGAGATCCTCCTCAGAATCAAGCACAAGATGGAGTATAGATTGGTTGATTTTATGGAACGCGTCTCTAAGGGGATCACCAGATCCGTCATTCGGCTGACTCCCTATATTGACGTATTGTATCATTTATAACTGGGTTTGATCAGAAGTAATAAAAGTCATGTCCGCAGTAAGCGGAATTGTAACAGGATGTTCAGAGGAATCCAAAATATAAGAAGCTCCAAAATCTATCTCGTACAGATAGCGTTTGAAGAACTCATCGGTAAGCTCTTCGAATATTTCCTTATGATTTATATTCAGGGATATCCTCTTTGCAAGATGACCGGCTAGTTTAGAGAGCCAACTGTCAAGCACAGGCAAAAATTCCGCTGTGGAGTTGTAATCCGCTATGTTTAAAGAAACACTCATTAGTGACCGGATTTATAGGAGTAAACTCCTGATTCACATATCAATTTCAATGCTTGTATTTTCTCATCTGAGTCTGCATACTTGTTACGAGAAAAATCATATCGGGCTGCATACTCTATCATCATAAGCTTCATAACCATATCACGAAGTTCATCAACTTCCTGACGAGTAGAGGCATCATCCGATTTAAGTTCGGTATATTCTGTGATGTACTCGGAGATATGATCCTCGATAGCAGAAAGACACATTACTCTCCGAACCTCGTTCATCGCAATAAGAGAACCTGTAACAGCACCTTTCATGGTTACTTTATAGATACCCACAGGAAGTTCCTCAATATCCGGGAAATCTATAGCTATACCATCCGAGTCGGTATAAGAGAACCATCCGGGATAATTAGCAATATCCTTTAAGTAATCTAACGAAACAAGGAGCAGACTTGCAGAGTCTTCCGGAAGAGTAAGCCAATTCCACTTGCTCAAGTCCAACTTTATATTCGACCAGTACTCGGCAGATGCATTGGAATCCCAATGATCTATGGTACCGAAATTAGCTACAACCCCTGCTATATTAATAGCCAGAGTGCTCTGATCCGGAAATACAACTTCCAGAGTAGGGATATACTCAGATTCACCAGCGCCGTATGAAACACCATACTGCAACAGCAAAACTTTGCCTCCCCAAATATTCGAATTGAATGTTAAACTTGCCATATTTTATTTTTAAAGTAAAAGGGACGGTTCCCCGTCCCCCTCACACCAACACTAACTACAACGCAGCAAACAAAGCTCCTACAGGAGAAGTACCAGCAGTCTCAGCCAGATAGATCGTTTTACGTTCTACTTTCTGATTCTTCATTCCTGAAGCATCCGGACTGGTATGAGCCAGTTCGATTACAGTAATATCGTAGTTTCCGGTTCCAACTTCACTAGCCGGAACAACCGGGAACGATACCTTATTGGCAACACCTTTTCCGTAAGAAGCACATTCGGCTTCAAGTTCTTTTACTTTTGCGGGAGTTCCTTGAGAAGGCACATTGGCAGTTGTATAAACAACTCCGGCATTCTCAAAAAGTCCAGATACAGCAACTCTGAAGTGATTGTCTGGAGTGGATCCTGTAAGTACCAAAGTGGTAGTACCGGAAGACACAACCTGAAGATCTTTATCTGTTCCGATAAGAGCCTTGAACGCGGTGACCAAAGTTGTGGCAGTAAGATCTGTACCTCCTTTATGCACAGCTACGAAAGTCTTCGTAGGAAGATTCATGGTTCCAGGAGTAGTATTGATAATTTTCAATATGTACTCATCACCTTTTTTCTGCACAGCGGGAAAAGCGCCGGGAGTAATAGTAGTAACTTGTGCGGTTCCAGCAGAATACGCCATCTTGGTAACACGTACAATGTCATTGTTGCAAAACTCAAAAGAAGACTCAATACCATTTGCCTTACGAGTCTGGATCTGATAGGGCGCTTTGGCAAGATCAGTAATAACTGCGAGTCCGGTAGTAGCACTTCTCGGTTTGAACATGGTTTCCCCTAAAGTAAGGGCGGTCATCTCGGTACCGGTTGTTTCGATGGCTCCTAAAAATAATAGTTGTTTCATGATTAAAATTTTAAATGATTATTCAGTTTCATTGTTTTCTATTGAATTAGCCTGATATCTTCCGGACTCCGTAATTTCCAATATATGCTTTACAGTCATATCCACAATTTCGGAATGTGTGTGTGCAGGCAACTCACAATCAGAACTTGAAGATAAGTTTACAGGCTCCGGTTTCCTAATGAAGACGATATTCAGTTCTTTTAATAGAAACCTTTTACCGAAATATCCTATAAGGCTATTGTTTCTTACAACACAAACAGGAGAAGAAGTAGAGCTTGCGGCAAATGGATTATCCATTAATTTACGAAGATATTCGTGCTCCAAAATTCGTACAGGAACATTCGACTTAGTGGTATTGTACATGTTCTCTTTGACTCGTACCCAATAAGTGGAAAATCTGTACAGTATATCGTTTATGCCTGCAGCAATCGGAGTACCGTTGCTATCGAGGAAATTTGCGAATGTGCCTGCTGTACCAACAAGTATAAAATCTCCCGTCACAAGATCCGATAAAGCAGCCGAGGCAGGATCTTTGGTTCCCCGGTATCTCAAATAAAACTGATCGGTTTTTACAATATCACGGTTTACCTCAAACAGAGAGGCATCGACAGACACTAGGAACATAACATCCTTGTCCGCAGGAAACGGATAGATTGCATGATCCAGTCCGAGGGGATCATAAGGAAGCAGTCTGGAAGAATCGATAAGCGTCTGAAGATCCATAACTCTCTTCTGTGATTCTTCGAATCCACGCTGCTTCGAATTGCTGAGAGCATAAAACCGCTGTTTTATAAAGCGCTCTGTCATATCGTTTATAAACAGATCTTTCTCTTCGGGGCGGATGTCATCCATTACAAAAGCATTGATCTTTTGTATCTTCTGATCGATTGCGATATGCATTTCACTTATAGTCATCGTGTTATTTTATTAAAAGGATAATAATAACTATGGGAATATATCCAAGTTTCCAAAGAGTAAGCTTGGTTTTTGTTTCTTGCAACTTAGCCTGCGTATCGTCCAAATCAAGCGTAACAATCCGATTGACCTCTTCCAAAGCTATTGTCTTGGACCGCTCAGCAGAAGCTTCGCGCAGGGACACCGAGAGCAACCTATCATAGTTGTCTATCTGATCGTAACAAAGCGATATGATAGAATCTTTCACAATCTCCTGTTCCTGCAGCCGGGCTAATTCCACAAACTTCAGATTCGCTTTCTTGATATTGGATATAGGTACAAGATACCATATACCGCTACTGTCAGTCAGCTGTCTGAGTTGAGAAAAACACGGCATGCTGATCATCAGACCAAGAACCCATATTATAAGCAGCTTTCTCATATTTTACAGTTATTTCTTTTAACCTTATTTCCAAAGAATCTTTCAAAAAGTATAACCTCGTATTGACTCTCTTTAAAGAATCTACCGTCAGGCTATCCCGGTGAATACACACGTCCAGGGAATCGAGTACGTCTCTGCACGGATCTTCGTGCGGAACGCTGGGCATCGTACTTCGCAGCAAAAGAACTGTGAGCAGAGCACCTATCAGGAAAGACAGAAATCCTTTCATTGTTCTATGGATAAGATTGTTTTTATTATAGCATTTGCAATACGCTGTCTGAAACAGCTGTCCATCAGTTTTTTAGACTCCGAAAATGTGTCCATAAAGAAATTCTCTATAAGGACTGCGGGCATCTTTGTGTTCTTTAAAATGGCAAAATCCTCTTCTTTATCAGGATCACCGTCAGAGTAGTCTACCCTGAATTTCTCTTCCCTGAACTCTTTCTTGAAAGAATTGAAGAACTTGGTTGCTATGCGATCTGATTTGGTTTCTCCTTTAGTAGTAAATATTTCCCAACCTTCTCCTTGCCCTGCATTGGCGTGGATGCTTATTAGAATAGAATTGCGCGATTCGATAAAGATTTTGTTTGCTCGGTTTACTCGTTCTTTAAGTGAAATATCGGTTGTTTCCGGAACAAGAATCGTATAAAGCATATCTCTGCATTCCAGAAAATCGGCTACGCGGGAAACAATATCACGGTTCAGTTCCCATTCAAAAAGCTGACTCCCGTCGATCCATATGGGAGAACGCTTTCCTGGAGTATCCTCTCCGTGTCCGTTATCTAAAATCCAATGGTATTTCATAACAAAAAGTTATCCCGGGGTAATTAGCCCCGGGAGATTATTACTTCTTCTCAAATTCTGCAAGACGTGCCTTAAGAGTGGCAAAAACGTCGCTGTTGGCTTTGTCCTCGATAAAGAGAACTGCTTCTTCCATGGTGTTTCCCATAGTCTGATCGCCGTTTATAACAGCGGTTCCTACCTTACGGAGCACTTCTGCCGTGATGCAGCTGTTGATAAAGAATTTGGTTTCGAGGTGAGAGTCCGAGAGAATCTCCATGAAGGAAGCGGGATTCTTCTCTACGAAATCCTCAAGCGTAAGCTCCCATTCGGAAGGATCTTGTTTGGGATCGTAAATTCCCGCGTTGACCATTACCTGACGCATTTTGGTATCCGAGGCAGAAAGTTTGATAAACTCTTTGTACGCTCCCTTTTTCTTTGTGAGTTTTTCTTTCTTGGCATCCATCAAGAGTTTTGGATTCTCCAGAACAAACTGAGCATCGTTGAATGTATCTGAAGAACTCGACACTTTCGGATTAACCTTTGCAAAACGGTATTTTACATAGTCCAGAACATTCTGAGGGAGTTCGCCATCCATGGTTATATCAAGTATAACAGGCTCATCCAGAGGAACGTTGATAGAGAGATTGGCGAAGAAGTCGGCTACTTTGGTATAGAACATAGAGTCCGATTCGTTGGTTCCAAGGATAGGAGGGAGGAACATTTTCTTTTCCTTCAAGGTAAGACCACTGTTAATTTCTCCGGTCTTTGTAAATGTGGCACCGATTTTCTCGTGGCTGTCGATGAAAAGTTCTTTCGGTAAATTCTTTTTTGAAAGCTTGCGTTTGATGTAGATTAATTCTTGTGACATTGTAGGTTGTATTTGGTGTGAGTATTAAACAAAAAGAAGTAGCCCCCCAAAAGGAGAGCTACTTTTATAAACATGTAGACTACGACATTACGCAGTCCAGGGTCAAGCAATTGGTAGCTCTGCGGATTGCGATACCAGCAGCTTTCATGAAGTGTACGGAAGCTCCGTCAACATCAGTAGCTCTGAGCGCGTTTCCGGAGAACCCGGGAGGAATAGTAGAACCAGCAACAGCCCAGCGAAGCATCTCACGACCCTTCTGAGTAACGAGCTTGATGTTGGATTCTCCATCGTATACAGAATGATCAACAAAGATCATCTTGTACGATTCCAGAGGAAGACCGGTAATAGGGTGCTTCTCGGAGTTCAGAGCGCGAGCGCCGTGATCCAGGAGAGGCAAATGCCTTACCGTGATGGTATGACCATCGATGTGCTGATAACTGGTGAAGAACCCGCCAAGGGTAAGGTTTCTTCCGCTGCCAGTAACGAACGATTTGGGATCAGTATTCTTAATGTAAGAACCTGCACTCAGTTCGCTCTTCATAGCAGTATCGAATTCCTCAAGACCTCCGCTTCCGGAATACAGCAGGATATTCATCTGCGAAGCATCAGAAGCACCATAGAGGACATCTCTTACAGAATTCTTCAGTTTCTTGGCAGTCAGAATAGCATACTGATCTGTGTTGGGAATCTGATCGATAAGACCTGAACCCAAAGGAATAACGTTTCCGTTCTCGTCCTTCAGATGGATAGCTCCTGTAGAGTCCCTATTGTACTTGGAGTACCAAAGGTTGTATTCTACTTCTTCTTTCCAACGGAGCATGTGCTGATATTCTTCGAAGTCGTACCAAAGGGTAGTCTTCTTTCCTTCAATGTTGAACTCCACGTTCACAACACGATTAGGAACATTTCCTTCATAACGATAGGATTTCCTGATGTGCGTGATCTGGTTCCTCATTTTGGAAGGAGCAACCCAATGCGATTCGTTACCTCTTGATCCGGATGCGGCAACAGGAGCAAACAGAGATACGAAGTTCTTACCAACAACGTCGGTAGAAGCAAAGAAATCTGCAGGATCGTTGCTTACAATCTGGCAAGGATATTTGTAGCCACCGGCTACGGGAATAGGATCAGATACGATACGAGCCTGCTTTCCAGCGGGGTTCTCGATGATGTACTGCCTTACAAACCACTTCTCGGCGAAGGTGATTTCAAAAATAGAGAATCCCAAACCGGTTCCGGTTACAGCAGTAGCCTTAACCGCTTTGTTCAGACGACCCATCACAGGATAGTCGTATTCAATACCGTTTATCTGCTTGATGTTCCCCATACCTTCAGTCAGAAAAGAAAGAGGAAACCTCTTGTCTTCTCGACCTGCGAGATGGGTTAATACAGGAGATAAAACGTCGGGTTGCGTAAGGAGAGCATTCGTGAGAGAGTTCTCATCTGTCATTCCTTGCGGGTTCCACACGTCTTCGTAAAGACGCAACTTGGAGACATTGTCAGAAGCCATTGTACTTGGTTTTTAATTAATATTATTTTAATTGCTTGTAGCCAAGTACCATGGCTGAAAATGCTGACTTCTTTATGTGTGCTAAAGGAACTCGAGATTAAAACAGACTCTGGGCAGACGGCAACTGAGCCTGTCTTGTAGGTTTAGTTTTTGAGCTTCCCATTCTGCTTCCAGCTGAACTGGTGTTTAACCTATCTCGTAAGGATTGAGCTTGAATGGTCTTTGCTTTGGTTGTGACCAATCCTCCCAAATCCAATTTTTTATAGAACATGTACTCCAATGCAAGCAGGGTTTCCGTGTCCATATCTTTTCTCTGCAGCGCTCTTGCTGTAGTACCCTGTTTGTCGATGGGTTTATTCATCCAATCGTAAAATTTTTTCTTTTCGGTCTCCGGGATCTTTATCCCTTTGAGCTCGCCTTTTTCAACCGTTTCCTGAATCCGATTCCAGTAAGCTGTATTTTCGGCTCCCCGTTTTTCGGCTTCCCTAGCCTGCGCCTGAACGATGCTCTCACGTTCTGTTTTAACAAGAGAGGAAAGTTTCGATTGCGCTTTCTTGCTCTGCTTGTACAGAATGCCTGTATCTTCATAGTCTTGGAGCGTCTCGTCAATCTCGTTCTGATCGTATCCCTGCCTGGACATAAGTTCTACAAGTATGGTTTTCTGTGATCGTACATCGTCTTCTTTAAGCTCGAGTGCGGTATAATCGGTCTGGGACTGTGCTGCCATATACTTGCCAGCATCTCCACCGTTCATACGATATTCCATATAGGCTTGGACATCCGGTAATTTTTCAAAGAGCTCTTCAAGATTCTGCATTGCCATATGCTCGGCTGCCTTCTTGGTAAAACTTATCAATCCTTCTTCGGTTTCCTCGTAAGACTCCCCCTCTTCCAGTGTAATACCAAAACTCTGTGCGAGGGTTCCGATCAGACCATCCGAGGCAGGAGCATCCGGTTCAGAACCTTCTTGTTCTTCTTCTTCTTCTGCTTCTTCTGGTTCCGGATCCAAATCCTCATTTTTAGGAGGAGCCGGTTTGTTGTCCTCAATGCTTTCTACCGTTGTAGAATCATCTTCTTCTTCTGCCGGAGCAGGTGAGCCACCGGGTTTTCCTTCGGAAATTATATCCATGAAGGACATCTTGTCAAATAGATTTTCTGTTGCCATTGCGTCTAAATTATGTTAATATGTGTTGGTTTGTGATTTTGCTGTATTCTGTTATTTCTATAGACTATTTTTTCTTGTCGTATTTGTTTTTGTTCTCTTTGGCTATCTTGAGCTGCGTATCGATCTGCTTGTCTTTCAACTGAAGCTCTTGTTTCTTTAAGAGAACCTGATCCATACGAGCCGATCTTTTCTCGCTCAAATCCATATAGAACTTCTCTCTGTCCAGATTCCGTTTCTCGAGCTCGTTGATATCCATCTCCCCATTACCGTTCACGTCCGCTCCAAACAGAGTAGCATCGATTTTCATCTGTTCTACCATAATCTTTCCTTCGATCTCTACACGGGTTCTTTCCATCTCATGCGCCTGTTCGTCCTCGCGCTGAGCCAATACCATTTGTTGAATGAGTTGCTCGTGTTCCTGCTGAGCCTGCTCGTTTGCCTGCTGCATCTGAGCTTCTGCTTCTTCCACTTCACGCAGTTTGCGTTTGACCTGTGCGAAATTAGAACCCTCCAGGATCTCTGCGATAGTAGATGGACGTGCTTTGTTCTGTGCAAACTCCAGAGCAAGCGATCTTAAATTGTTGAGCTTGGCTATCTCTTTGGCTGAATTCACTACAAACAATCCGAACTCGCTAGAGCAGTAATCGATAGGATTAATGTCGATGTATACGGTTTTGAAGCTTGAATTTATATAAGCCCCCTTCTTTCCTTTGCTCCATGCAATTTGAGAAACATCGATGAGACCCTGCAGATCTCGTTGCTCACAGGTCTCAAACTTTCTGAATATCTCTTCTGTAATAACAGAGGATTGGGTGAGCGCCTGTTCGGTAACACCTTTGCCGTCCGATGCCAGTACCTGACCTTTTCGTTGCCTGTTTATTCCCAACGATTCTTCCCATTCCATTTTTATGGTCTCGAGAAGATTGAGCTGAGACTCGATGTACTTTCCGAGAGACATGTCCAGAACCTGGAATCCGTTGAACCCAAGTTTCTCTCCCGCTTGTCCCTCGGCTGTGGAATCGATGTAAGCAAATCCCATAGCATCGGCATGGTACATAAACTTGTCCTGCGTCCATCCATGGCGTTTGGGAATCATGTTTATCTCCATAAGCATGATCTTGTCCTTGTTCTTGGCTACAGAAAGTTCCATTCTGTAATGGAAGATATTGTAGAGTATCTGATAGGGAAGACCCAGTGCCACAACCGATACGTTCTCGGAATTCCGGTCACTCAGTGCTCTACCGTTGTAAGGAAGTTTGCATTTGGACGGGTTGTTCATAGTGGTACGCTGCGCTCTGATCGGCTCGGCAAGCGTATAAATGTTCCCTCCTATCTCGTATCCCTCGAACACCTCGTTCATCCATTCCCACTTAACAGACTCTCCTTCCACAGGTTTGTAGAATTCCGATACGACCATTTCTTCGATTTCTCCGGTCATCGGATTGAGGTAAGTCAGAATCCCGGTCTTGGTCATGCTCTTCCAAGTAAAATGGTACACATCATGCAGATCCTCGTCCAAAGAGTTGGAATGCGCCGGGGCTATATTGGACAGATGAATTCCAGAGTTGTTGGTACGGGATCCTCCTTCCAGGTAATCAATGTCCTCTTCGGACAGTATATCATGGAATTTATCGAGTATCTCGTTGGTGGACATCCTGTTTCTGCGTATAGCATAGCGCCCGTCCTCAATGAAAACCACATCCGGAGATTTGTCATAAGCCAGATCCAACGGATTTACGATATCATATTCCACATCGTCGAAGGCTACGCCCTTATAGGTAAACACATATCCTGTAATAAGCCAGTCGAAGAACCCG